GGTACTGCGCCTTCAGCTGAAGAATCATCTGATGAAGATGATACATTAAGTTATTTTGCTAAACTAGCGAAAGAAAGTTAAAATCTTATAAGATTTGAGAGGAGGCGAAAGCCTCCTTTTTTTATACGCCGTCTCTACTAAAGAATCCAAACATTCTATTTAGAACAGTTTCATCATCAGTAGTTCCTGTTATTGTAAGGTTATCTCCGCCGATATTACTTGTATTTTGTTGGTTTAGTTGTTGATACATTGCGTTTCCTTCTCCATACATATCACTCTTATACTCAAGTTCGCTACCGTCCTCGCCTAATCCATCAGCTACAGTCATTTTGGATTTAATATAAGAAGCTACTCCACCTTCCATTTGCTCATTAAATGCTCTATTAAACTCATCCATTGGAGTTTTGCCGCCAGGTGCGGCCGCTCTTAACGCAGCTGCTGCTCCTTTTGCTATTGCTATAGGGAAGTCTACTATTTTTGCAAATACCAGAGCAAGTTCTAGAGCCATATTCTTTAACATGCCCATTACTCCTATATCAGCAACTGTATCTCTTATTTGATTGATTATTTCGACATAGAAATCAGCTATCATGAAAAATAAGTTGTCAAAGAAATCTGCAAATGAGAATTTACCAAAGACTTCTCTTACACCATCAACGCCAGGTATTAAATCTATAACAAATCCTACCATTTGTTTAAGAAAATCGAGAAATTCTCCTACAACTATTCTAAATGCTCCTCTAGCAGCGCCAAACCATCCTCTTATAAATCTTTCAACACCATCATTTATGCCTCTGATATCTTTAAAGATACCCATAGCAGCACCTATAACTGCAAATATAGGCAAGAGAAGTTTAGAACCAATAACTTTTCCTAATTGTATAAATGCATTTTGAATTGCAGTAAAGAATCCAAAAAATCTACGCAATGGGCCAGATTTAGAAAAAAACTTAACTACGTTATCTCCTATATTTTTAAACGTTGTACCGTCTTTTCCAGTAAACACACTTGCAATCTTATCAAATGTTCCACCAATAAAGAGAGTTAAACTAGTTGTTATACCTTTTACTTTATCACCAATAGCAGCAAATGATGATAAAATTGGTCCTTTGATAAAATTTATTAATTCGCCAATTTTCTTAAAAAGCATTGAGTTAGATTTAATACCAAATTTTAAATCAGTTAAACCTTTAAATGCAAGTGGTGCACCCGTAATAAATCCTGTAAGAGCTTGAAATATTTTTTTAAGATTAAGTATTTGATTTTTTACTAAATTACCAATATCTTTTGCTTGTCCTATAAATTCTTTAAACACTGCTCCAAAAAAGCTATTTTTTCCAGCGCCTTGGAAGAATTTAGCAAACTTAGAATTTTTAAAGAAACTTAAAAAATTAGCTTTTAAGTTTCCGAATCCATTTTTTATTGATGCAAATAGCTTATCAAGCTGAAAAAATACTGAGAATTTCTTAGCAGCTCCACCTAAAAATAGTCCAATTTTTTTAAATGCGTTTGCGTATACGCTTGCTACGCCTTGCACAGCTCCTATTAATAATCCAACAACAGCTGTTCTAATAATAAGTCCAAGAATTGTTACGCCATCTTTATCTCTAAATTGGTCTTGTAATAGTTTATATTGTTTCTTTAATTGCTTAAAAGTATCAGTTAAAGTATCGTTTCTTTCTTCATCTCTTCTTTCTTCAGCACGTTGTCTAATAAGTTCTTCTTTTGTAGCTTCTATATCGTCTAATCTACCTTCTCTTAAAGCAAGAATTAATTCTTGCATAGAAACTAATTGAGCATTAGATAAAGCATGACCTTCATTTTGTACGTAATCTTGTAGCTCATTCGCATAAATCATAGATTCTTTTTGAATAGCTGATTGGTCTTCATTCATTTGATGTAGCTTATCAACTACACTATCAAGCGTACTTTTTACTGGTCCTGTCGAGCTCTTTATAGAAGATGCCATATTTTATTCCTTATTTACCGAATGCTTTACCAGCTTCAGATATACCAAACGACCCTAGTGTTACTACCACAAAGGATGTGTAAATTGTTTCAGAAACCTTTAAGTCTAAATCCCATACTAATGCTGTGACTAAATCGGTGATACCGAAACACATCATTAAAAAGAATGATATAAATCCTATGATTGCTTTTTCGTTTAAGTCATTGTCGTCTAAGAATAAATCCATGAATTTTCTTTTACGAGGTCCTAGTTGCTCCGCAGCACGCCTAGCTTCCTCTTTCATTTCCTTAATTTGGTCTTCTTGTTCGTCAAGCTTGTCAATCATAGCCATATACTTATCTAAGTCTATTTCTACTTCATTTCTGCTGTTATCTTGATTCTCAGCCATTGTTATCTCCTCATTTTTTGATTCTCGCGTTCCATACGCTCATTTTCCTTTTCTATATGGTCCTTAAGCAAAGAAATGTATATCTCCCTTTCCCACGGCACCATATCATTTAATTCTGTCAAACTATATTGATGATGCTGCATCATAGCAAAATTAGTCTTATAATGGTTTACAAGACTATCGTGCGAAAGGCCTACATAAAAAAACTAGAAAGTCCTCTTAATACTTGTTCTTGCTCTTTTCCACACTCACATTTATAATTAACTGTGTGTTGTACTGTTGGCATATCTCTAAAAAATTCTGACAATTTTAAAAATTGTACATTGTTTAAAGAATCTACAAAGTTAGTTAAAGACTTACTAGATTCATCGCTAGCTGGATACACTGCATCAGCATCAAATATAGAATCTATGCATGCTATTATCATACTCATAGCTTGTTGCGTATCATTCTCATCAACATTACCCATTTTATCGACATCTTTCATCGATGGGTATTTCATTACAACACCAACATCATCAGTTAACATAATATTAGTTTTTTCATTACTAATATTTGGTATTTCAATTTCATCAAAGTTAATACGTATATCATTAACTTTTTTACATGATTCATCACCACATTTTATTTTTAATTCCATCGATTCACCGACAGATTTTGATCTCAATGCTAAAAATATAGCTTCAATGTCAAACATTGCTAATCCTTCAACATCAATTTCTTCTTCAATACAAGATTTAATAATATCCATTGTAGCTCTGGCGATAACTTTATTATCATCAGACTCCATAGCCATCATTAATATCTTTTCTTCTTTCACTAGATATGGTCTATAATTAACTGTTTGACCAGTTGATGGTATAACCATACTATACCTAGCTGTATTTAGCTCTGGTAAAGCCATAATAATTCTCCTATTATATTATCCAAATATAGACAACGCGCTTCTTATCGCGCTACCTGTACTACTTAATGCGCCTTGTGGCACACATTTGTCATAAGCAAAACTCACATTCAATTTTTGAATCGTATTAGTACTTTCGTTAGAAAGTGCTATTTCACTCATTGTTATCGGGAATGCACCCTCTAATTTTACACCATATATTGGTACATCTTCTTCATCTAACTGCTGTATTATTACATCACAGGTAATGTCATCTTTATATGCTACACAATATTTTTTGGTATCTACTATACTATTTATCCATTTGTCAAAGATAGTTTTCATATAATAATCGTTTGTTAGTAAAAAACTTAATGATACATCATCTTGTACATATCCATAAGGTATTTTTACTGAATTTTTTGTTGTTTGGTAATCTAATGTACTTATTTGTTTGCCTGGAATAACCACTGAATCGCAGAGCAATGATATATCTCTTGGGTCATTAACTAGATTCTTTGCATTAAAATTACCAGATATTGCAGAACTTATCATACCTTGTAAATCTAAATTAAGTAATGATTGTGTTGGTGGTGTAAACATAACATTGAATCTATTAGCTTTTGCTAATCCACCTTTTTTACTTATTAAAGATTTTAATCTTTCTATGCTCATTTTTTCTTCCTATTTCTAGTATAGTAAGCTTTAGTATTTTTAATACTTATACTTCCACTGCTTCTTGCGATTTTATTACTTTCATTCCATATTGCAGTTTTACTTTTCTTCTGAAATTGTTCTACTGGTAAAAATATAGCAATTTCCCAATCAGTCATTGGAACTCTTGAAAACGCTGAACGTACATTAGCTCCTAAATAATGTTTAAAACATGGTCTAAATTCTTTAAATTTTCTTACACCTGATATTAAATTGTATCTTAATTGCGTAAGCCGAGAGCTTTCAGTAGGTGTTGATGGTCCAAATGCCATTAAATCATCTAAAAACTTAGCCCTAGTATTATAGTTTAAATAATGTAGATTCAATCCATAGAATCCACCAGGAGCTCCATCAACCATTATTGTTAGTGGAAACCTATCATAGTAAGGTAAGGTTGCTTTTGTTTTAGGGTCATAAAAATACATATACATGCTTCCACGTATATTTTGACCTGTCCTATCTAAAGCAGAATCTTGTAAAAGAGATGTTCTAGATATTTGTAAACCTTGCACATTTTTTTGAAACCATGCTCGTGATTGTCGTGTACGAGCTTTTATTCCGCTTCTAAATGCGTTTGCTTGTAGGGTATCGAATAAACTTGCCATATATCTATTTATACAGACTTATAGTATCTTTATGCCTAAATTCTTTAAAGTTTCTTCTGTCCATACTTGGAACTTCCAACCTTTA